ACAGATCAACTATCATGGATGGGCAGATCAGGAGACAGTTCGTGCCGCATATCAGAAGGCACACATCTTTGCGTATCCTTGTATCTGGCCTGAAACGTCGTGCCGTTCTCTGATCGAAGCCATGAGCGCCGGATGTCTTGCTGTGCACCCGAACTTCTCTGCTCTGACTGATACGTCTGGCGGTCTGACTGTTCAGTACGATGGTGATCATGAGAACATGAATCTCCATGCTAACATCTTTGCTCACACTCTGATGTACGCCATCGAGAATGTACAAAACAACGACCTGACAAACCTTCTCACGTTTATCAAGGCATACGCTGATACTCGATTCTCTTGGGAATCGATCATGCCGAAGTGGAAGGGTCTGATTGCATCATTGAAGGAACAGCACAGTGATCTTGGCAAAAGCGCCTCTTAGAGTATCGTTCTTCGGCGGGGGTAGTGATATCCCCGCCCATTTTGCACAGTGGGGTGGATCCACTATCTCGACTGCTATCGATAAGTATGTCTACGTAGCAGTCATGCACACTCCGCATAACCATATCAAGGTTTCCTATTCAAAACAAGAATGCGTAGAGCATGTCGACGAGATTCAGAACGAGATCGTCCGCAACGCACTGAAGTTCTTCGGAATCAAATCCAACATCGAGATCACATCATTTGCAGACATCCCCACGATCGGCAACGGTCTTGGTGGATCGTCTGCCTTTACCTGTGCTCTCGTCAAGGCTTTGAGTGCATATCTTGGTTACGAGTATGTGAATCCATACGGTGTAGCAAAGACTGCATGCCATATTGAGATCGACCTCTGTGGTTGGAAGATCGGTATGCAGGATCAGTTTGCATCTGCATTCGGCGGCATGAACTATATTCAGTATGCTAACGAACTTGGCAACGGCCGTGTGGATGTCAAGCGACTTGATTCGAATGCTATCGAGAACTACATGATCTTGATTCCGACCAACATCGAACATCACGCAGCAAAGATTCTTGACAATATCGACTTTGACGCAAAGACGTTTGTCATTCGAGAACTGGCACGTATGGCAGAGATGCAGGGAACACAGCAGGTCGACATCAATGATTATGGTCGTTTGCTAAACTCTGCATGGGTACTCAAGAAACAAATGGATGCTAGTATCTCTTCATCCGAGATAGATAGTATGTACGATCGGTGTCAAGCAGCCGGTGCATACGGAGCTAAACTCCTTGGTGCAGGTGGCGGAGGATACATGCTTGCTCTGACAGACTCGAAGAGCAAGATCCGTGCCGAGTTTTCAGATAGAACATGTTTAGATGTAGGAATTGCACATGAAGGAGCACGCGTTGTCTATCGCGACTAATTATGAACAACACTGTGAAGCAGTGAAACGAGGCTTAGAGTCCGTCGATGTCGAAAGACTTCAGAAGGCGGCTGATGCAATCCTGTATGCCATTCGGATGGGTTCCGTGATATATACGGCAGGCAATGGTGCGTCTGCTGCGATTGCACAACATTGGGCATGTGACTATACAAAGGGATGTTCGCGTCTCGATGCACTGAAGCCGTTTAAGCCGAAGGTGATCTCGCTGTCTGCTAACATTCCACTGATGACGGCGATCTCGAATGACATCTCGTACGATCAAGTATACTCGTATCAGCTTGAACGACTGGCCAACGTTGGTGACGTGTTCATCAGTATCAGCAGCTCAGGTAACTCACCGTCAGTTGTACAGGCATGTAAGGTTGCTCTCTCGAAGGGAATGACCGTGATTGCACTCACCGGCTTTGATGGCGGTGAAACACGTAAGCTGGCTCACCATGCGGTTCATGTCGATCTTCCGGAATACGAAGCTACAGAAGATGTACACCAGGCGATCATGCACACGATCGCAAAATACCTTCGCGCAAAATAACTGTGTACAAATTTTTAAAACTGTAGTAGGGTGAATTATATCAAGAAGGAAAGCTACAGTGGCTATCAAGATTAAGACCAAAGCCAAACCCAAAAAGATCACACGATCGGCTATCAAGTCTTTTGATGATAAGGCTTATGGTCCAGAACCTATTCAGATCAAGAACTTTACCGATGCTCTGAATTGGTACAACTATATGAGTGACGAGGACCAGTCTCGTGATTGGTTCTTCACCTATGTCAAGAAGAACTACACCAAGGGTGAGGTCGCTGCCCTGCGCAAGCTTCCCAAGTGGAAGATCTCGAAGACCCTCGGCAGTGTTGCTCGCATTCTTACAAATGGCAACGAACTGCCTCAGAAGAACATGGACTACTTTGACCGCAGTGTCAAGGACCTCGTCAAGATGGCTGCCTCTGTTGTCGAGAAAGTCGAGACAGAAGAAACACCGAAGACGACTGTCACCATTCAGGATCGTGTACAGGCCAAGATCTACAACCTCATCACCGACTGTGAAGAGGCGGTTGACACGATCCAGGACTTCAACGTCTACAACTGGCTGCAGGCCAAGGAAGCAACTCCTCAGGCTGCAAATGCACTTCGTGAATACTATTCGAAGTTTGCTGCAGATCATGAGCCCGATGAGTTTGACACTCCGGCTATGAAGAAGCATCGCGCACAACTCAAGAAGTATTGGGAAGAGTTTGTCCTTCTGATCGATCGTTATATAAATAACAAGAAGGCTGTGAAGGTACGCAAGCCTCGTGAGAAGAAGGTCAAGTCGGCCGTCGATCAGGTGAAGAACCTTAAATACCAGAAGGAAGAGCCTACACTCAAGATCGTCTCCGTCCATCCGGCTGAGATCGTAGGATGCAGTCAACTATGGACCTACAACAGCAAGTACAAGAAGCTTACGAGGTACGACGCCTCTGGCCCGAATGGAATCCAAGTGAAGGGTACTACGCTTATTGGCTACGATGCCGAGAGCTCTGTAAACAAGAGCTTGCGAAAGCCCGATATCACCATTCAGTCTCTGCTTGGAGCAGGCAAAGTCAGCCTACGCAAGTTCATGGACGAACTCAAGACGGTAGCTTCTGTGCCTAACGGTCGAATCAACTCCGATACAATCTTACTAAGGGTCATTAAATGACAGACAACGTAATCGTATTTCCAGGCTTCAAACGAGACGATGCGCCTCCGCAGAATCTCGAGGAGATCGTCGATAAGGTTACTCAGACTCGTAAAGATCATGTCAATATGGTCATGAACGATATGATTCCAGAAATCATCCACATGTTCGGTGCCTACGGTGTAGACATCAACGACGATAAATATGTCAAAGACGTGGCGATGATTATGGAATCAACCAAATCGCTGCTAAATAGGCAGTATAATTTAGAGCATCCGTTTCACAAAATGGTTGACAATATATTCGAGTTTAGTTATAATGAAGACAGTACAATCGCGTACACCTACACTTTACCAGAAGAAGAGTGAGAAACTGAAATGATTATTATGGACCTCTCGCAGGTCATGATCTCCAACCTGATGGTTCAGCTTGGAAACCACACCAACGCCGAGATCGAAGAAGATCTCCTCCGTCATATGATCCTCAACTCGATTCGTTCGTACAACCAAAAGTTCAAGAACGAGTACGGTGAGATGATCATCGCATGCGATGCCGGTAACAACTGGCGCAAGCAAATCTTTCCATACTACAAGGCTAACCGCCGCAAGAACCGTGAGAAGTCTGAACTGAACTGGACTCACATCTTTGACGTCCTCGGCAAGGTCCGTGAGGAACTCAAGGAATACTTCCCGTATCGTGTGATTCAGATTGACGGTGCAGAAGCCGATGACATTATCGGTACTCTCGTCGACAAGTTCGGCAACACCTCCGAAAAGATCCTGATCATGTCTGGTGACAAGGACTTCGTGCAGCTGCAACGCTACATGAACGTCAAGCAGTACGACCCGGTTCAGAAGAAGTGGCGTACGACCAACGATCCTGATCGGTTTGTCAAGGAACACATCATGCGTGGTGATACCGGTGACGGTGTTCCGAACTTCTTGTCGGCTGATAATACCTTCGTGGTTGGCGCTCGTCAGAAGCCGCTTAGCCAAAAGAAGATGGATGCATGGATTCACATGGATCCTCGTGAGTTTTGTGATGAGAACATGCTTCGTGGTTACATGCGTAATCAACAGCTAGTTGACCTCACATTTGTTCCTGAAACCCTGCGTGCACAGGTGCTCGAAGAGTACGAAGCGCAGGCTGGCAAGGGACGCAGCAAGCTTTTCAATTACTTCATTGAGAAGCGCCTTAAAAATCTCCTCGAAAGTATCAATGAGTTTTAATATGCCAAGACTAACAATTGCACAAATCATCGACACAGCATCAAAGATCGAAAGCGTAGAGGATCGTGCTCAGTATCTTCGCGACAATGATTCTACGACACTGAGATATATCCTTGAACTGGCTCTTACACCTGGTGTGGCATGGTCTGTTCCTGAAGGCGCACCTCCGTACAAGCCATGTGAATATCTGGATGTAGAGGGCAGGTTGCACCAAGAGGCGCGTACTCTGTACCTATACCTACAAGGCAATCGACCCGTACTTTCACAATTGAAGCGTGAAACACTCTTCATTGGCCTCCTTGAATCGCTTGATAAGCGTGATGCAGATCTCCTTATCAAAGTCAAGGACAAGAAACTACCTCGTACTATCTCCACCAAAGTTGTCAACCTCGCATTTCCAGGGTTAATCAATGAGCAAG